ATGTTCTGGCTCGCGTGAACGGTTTGCTTGAACGTTGCCGATTTCGACACGTTAAGTGCGCCGTCAATGTCCACCTGGCCGGTGAACTTGAAACCACCCGGTGCCGTCACTTCCACGCGGCCACCGGCAGGCAGTGCGCCCTTGAGCAGATGTGTTGCCTGGTCATACAGCAATACCGCACCATCGCGGAACGCCATCAGTACGGTGTCGGCGTTGGCTTCGTCGGGTACGTCGTTGGCATCGCAGAAAATGCCGCCGATAGCTACGCCTGCGCCCAAGTCGCCATTGGGAGACAACACCATGACCTGCTCGCCGATATCCGGCGGTGACCACGACTTCGTTTTGCCGGCGCGCGTCGAGACCCACGCTATCGGGCGCGTGTGCAGTCCACCGATCTTGACCTGCACACGCTTGCCGGCGACGGTTTGCACCGTGCCGAAGCGGATCAGGTTGGCTAGTTTGCGCAGGATGTCATCGGACATGCCCACCATGCTGCGGGCGAATATCTATGGATGCAGCTTGCAGGTGTTCTGTAAAGGGGGAGGCAGAACGACGACCGGCTCTAAAAGATCAAAGGTGTGTGAAGAGGGCTCATCGTATGTCTGGATGAGTCTAAGGAAGAGCCGGCAGAGTTCCGATACAATGCATTTCGGTTGTGAAATGCATACAAAGGTAAACCTTCGTTTTCAGCATTTACATTTTGCTTGCGAATGACCTGAAGTCATGATGACGTTTCTTGGTCCGATATTTTCCGGGGGGATTTATGGATATCGATTGGTTGGGTGCGGGCGGTCTTGTCGTTGGGGTTTTTGGTGCCGCTTCTGGATTTCTACCATTTACAAATGAGAGTTTACGCAGAAGGTATTTAAAGCAATTGAGGAAGAAGACGCCTCATAATTTTGTGTATCAGGCGCAAAAATATGTGAACGCGAACAATATAATGGACGATAAAGAACGTGTTAGGAAAAAGGATAGGTATGCGGAGCGTGTTATTTGGTATGCGAAGGGTCTCGATCTGGATCGACAAATGCTCGCAAACGCGTCTAGTAACGAAGGTTTTGCTGTTGCGCTTTGCGGGATGATTTCTCGCGAACCGAAATTTGGTGATGCGAAATTCATTTTAAAATGCGCAGAGTCATATGCTCCGCCGCATGCCAGATATCGTCAACTTTATGCGATCCGTGCTGTTGCCAGCTCTGGGCAGCTTTCAGCTGAAGAAAAGGGTGATCTCATAGGTTTGGCACATAAGTGGTCGATTAATCACGAACACCCCGATCACCTCAAGGCGTATGCCCAAGAGACGGAGTCACAGGTTCGGTCTTGTAAGGTACGTCATTAGGGCGGCCTTCGAAATCACCGGTACGCCACGTCAATTCGCTAGGAACACCAACACGTGATCGCGCACCATCGCGCGTTCCGTCGAGGTAAAGCCTAATAGTCGACGTGCTGGATACTTGGCCATCGGTCCATCGGGCGCCACGCGATCCATACCACCTTCCTGATGTACACGTGCCAGGCGCGCGACTCGACCGAAGAAGCCGACCTCGAGGCCTTCGTGGGTAACGTTGGTTTTCAGCCATCGCGTAGTGCGCAGTTTGGTGAACATCGCATCTTTCCTGCGACGGACCGCGCCACGTTTCTCGCGCAGCGATTCCACCTGGCGCTTGCGCGCGGCGTAGGCCGTGCCGTCCGGCGTGACCTGCGCAGCAATGCGTCGCTGTTGCGAACGGCGAAGATCCACCGCGATGGAACGCGCGAGCTGTCGGCGCTGCGCGGGTGCGAGCTTGGCAAGCAGCGGCCCAGCCCACTGTTCTAGTTGGGTCAGTTCGTCGGCCACAGCCATGCGCCGGTGGGGTCTGCCGGCGGCTCGGCAGGATGATCGAAGGCCTTACCGTCATCACCTGCATACACCGCTTCGGTCAGATCGATTTCGATGGAGATATCGGCGAGTTCCGATGTCATCAGCTCGCATTCAAAACGGATGCCACGCTCGGCCTGCGCAGGATTTTTGAGCATGTCCGGCTGCTCCACGGCGACCCACGCGGTCACGGCTCTGGCGAGCGTATCCATGTCGCCCGCGAAGTCTTGCAAGATCGCGGTGAGCTGGTAGCTGTATTGCCAGCCCGCGCCCTGTCCACCACTGGCTACCAGCTTGCCCTTTTCCACAAAAATGGACAGGCGTTGCGGATCGTTGGCGAGATCGGGCAACGCGGCGAGCAGCGCGGTGCGGAAGCGTTCGGGCTTGTTCATCGGGATGCGCCGCTGTCGGCGTTGATGGCTTCGAGGCGATCCAGTACCGCGTTTAATTGCTCGCGGATGGCGAGGCAGGTGCCGTAGTTGGCGACGATGACGCTTGCGGCTTGAGAGGTTGTAACGTCGGAGGCCGTCGCATCAATATCTCGGGGAGGGCCGGGCAAAGAACCCGTGGCGGCGTCGTCGTGCAGGCGGACAAAGCCCACAGGCAAGGGATAAGCGCGATCAGTCGTCGGCGTGACATAGGACGGGATCTCACGTTGGATGGCTTGGGTGGTGTCGTGGATCACGCGCACGCGATCCACGTACTGGGTGATGATCTTCACATCCAGCCTGGCGGCGGATGCTTCAAAGAGCGCCGCAAAGGTGTCGGCCTGGGCGTTGGCTAGGCGTGTTGACAGATCCGCGGTTCGATGGCGCTGCCACACGATCACGGCCAGCGCTGCGAGTAGCAGCGCGGCCAGGATGCCTGCAACACCTTTGAGCAGAGCATTCATTGTGCTCATATCTCCACACGGTTGAGCACCCAGCCAAAGAGGTATTTGCGCTGGGTGGGTTTGGCTTCGGTTATTTCGAGATAGCGGGTGGCTTGCACGCCGTTGAGGCCGCGCAGCAGTGCGGTGATGCCTTGCGGTCCACGCCAGCGCACGAAGGCGCGCAGCGCATCGAGCGTGACGGCGCCAATGCGGCCATCCACATGCAAATCGCCGTAACGGCTGCCGGTGTCGTTGAAGCCGTTGAGCCAACGTTGCAGAAAGGTGGCGGCGACGGCGGTGCCCATGTTCACGCCGGTATCGATCAGCTCCGCGCCCACGTTAGGCTCGATGGCGAACACGTCACCGAAGTGCGGTTCGTCTACGTAGCGCTTGCGGTAGATCGCACGCGCCACCGCCTCGGGCAGGTCTTTCATCGCACCGGTGTAGCCGTAGGCACGCGCTGACGCGAGGGTGATGCCCCAGCGAGTTTCCTTGCCGGTGTCGTCGGGGTCGTTGGTGTAAGCGTCCCAACCTTCGGCTTTCATCACGTCGGTGATGACCTGATCGATGCGCTGCTCCGGGAAGGTGATCATTAGGTGTCTCTCCGTCCTATCGACGCGAACCATGCGCGCGGCGCGCGCAGCAGGTGCGCGAGGTTGCCGCGATGGATCAACACCAAAACGGCCAGCGCAACCGTGAGCAGCGCTTCCAGCGGCCCCGGCGGCGGTCGAATGCCGCAGATCAATTTCACAGCGGTGGCGGTGCAGGCGACGATATAGGCCCACGCCAACCACGCCATGCCATGGCGATGACGCGAGGCGCCACGGCGGAAGGTCACCAGGCGCATCACGATGGCCCCACAGGCCACGAACTGCACGAGGGGCCAGAAACCCATCAGCGCTAAGGGCAGATGCATCGGTCAGTCTCCTTTCGAGAACAGGGTGGAGAAGTCGAACGACTTGGCGCGCTCGATCAGTTGCACGGTGAGCGTCACCACGAGCGCGCCGGCCAGGAACGCGGCGATGGCGGTGCTTTGCAGCGGCAGATGCGCAAGCACCTCGGGCGCGGCGAGGTAGCCGACCACGGTGCTGATCACCAGGTAGATCACGCGGCGCACGAGGGGCAGATCGCGCGAGCTGGTGACGAACAGCGCCGCGCCCGCGACAGCGCCCACCAGGGCGTTGCCGTCGATACCGGGGAGCAGTGCGGTCGTCGCGGTGGCGGTGCCAAGCGCGGCGGATGTAGCGAGTGTGGCGAATGCAGGCTCGGACATCATCAATCCCATAGCTGGAGGGTGGAGAGCACGCGTGTGCCCACGTCTTTGGTCCCGGGAAGCAACACAGGCGTGCCGACAGGGAGCATCGGCCCGTAAGCCGCCAGGCCGCGATTCATTTCGTAGACCGTTTCGACAACGCCTGCGGTGGTGCCGAACGCGCGCCAACAGATCGCATCGACCGTGTCGCCCTGGCGCGCGTAGACGGTCTGTGTCATTCAAAGCAGCTCCACGACATTGCGTGAGCGCCCAAGAATGTCGGCAACGGCCCAGCGCGCATTGCGGCGGAAATCGTCGGCCGAATCGCTTTCGCCTTGGCCGCGATAGTCACCGGCACGTGTGTTATCCCAGTCGCGGTATTTCTCGGCGATATCGGCTTGCACGGTGCTGGCCACCGCGCGCAGATAGCGATGCACCAATGCGCTCGCGCCGGCGATGGTTTCACCGACGTCGGTAGCGCTCTCCCAGCCCTCGCCAATACGCGCGGCCTTGAAGATGGCGAGCTGACTGTTGACGTCGAGGATCGCTTCAATGGCGCTCGCACGCAGTCGTTCGGCGGTGACGTTGCCGGTGAGACGCGTGGACGCGCGTAACGTGGACAGATCCACATTCGGCCAAAAGCCGTCGTTGGTGATCGTGCCTTCGTGGCTCGGTGATGTGGCGACGGTGCCGCCATTCGCGATAGGACTGCCCATCATTTCCTCACATAAATCCGGCGGTGGACGGGTGGGTTACGGCATGCCTTGCGGCATCGTTCGCCACCCGTGCCGCCGGGGCGCCGGGGGGAGGCTCAGGTGCCGCGTGATCGCGGCGAGGGGTTGCCGGCCGTCGTGCCGGAGTCCGTTTGACGCAGTCGGCGTTCCAACTGCTCAATGTCTTTTTTCGCGCCGACCTTGTCGTGCAATTCCACCGCACGGCGCAGGTGTTCCAGCGCGCTTTGTGGGGCTTCCGCGGCGAGATGCCGACCGATGGCGAAGTTCAGCTTGGCGCGCACCTGGTCGGGCATATCGCGCGAGGCGGTCAGCGTGAGGATCGTCTGCAGCACGCTCACATCGAAGGCCTTACCCGCGTCGTAGGCTTTGAGCGCCTGCACCGCCGGTTCCTCCGCCACCAAGGTGGCCGGCGTGCGCTCGAAACGATCCGGCAACGATAGGTTGTGATCGAGCACGTAGCGCGCGACATCGAGCGCACCGGCGTAATCGCCCACGTCGATGCGCCAGGTCAGGATGTAACCCATCACGTCGTCCTGCACACCTTGGCCGCTGGCCAGCACGCCGGACACGTAGGCGTCGTAGTCGCTGATGATCTCGCGCTTGATCGCGATCTTGCGTTCGACCGATTGCACCTGGTGCAGCCGGCGGCGATCGGTGTCGAGCTTGGCGCGCATGAGGCTGTGCGCGCGGGAGGTGGACGCATCCACCACCGCGCCGGGCGCCGCGTTCGCGGTCGCCCTTGCCGCTTCAACACGCATCAAGTGAGCCTGTGCGGGTGAGAGCATCGCGTTCCCCTCAAGCGGTCTTGGTCGACCAGTCGCCGAGCACGATGTTTTCGATCATCACCGCGCCTTGCAGACGTTCGACCACGTAGGCGTCGTTGCTCGATTGGTAGTCGGCGACCTGATCGTAGTCGGGCTCATCGCGCAGCAGGCGACGACGCGCCCCGGCCTGGTAGTAGATCGAGAGATTGTCCGGGCGCGTGATCAGCAGCGAATGGCCGGGGAAATACGGAAGACCTAAGCCCGGCAAGCCGCCGATGGTTTTCTGGCTCACCAGGATTTGCGTGGCCAGTTCATCGGTCGCGCGCTGCTCCTGATTGATCTTCGGAAAATACTTGTCGTGCATCAGCTTGCGGCCCACATGCACGCGCAAGCCGGTGTCTTCCTGAAACCATGGGGCGAGCAACAGGATTGCGTCATACACCAGCGCGTCGAGGTTTTCGTAATCGCCGCCCGGACCCACGCGCACTTGCTTGCTGTCGGCCTTCACTTCGCTCATCACCTGGGCGGGTGCCTGTTCGCGCAGAATTTGCAGCCAGCCCTTGTTGACGTCCTGCAACAGCGGGTTCTTGCTGATATCGGTGTCGTCAGCCGCGCTGTTGCCGTTCCAGCCGATCATCAAGCGATCAAGCGCTTGTTGTGTGACCAGCATCGTGGAGATGCGCGTCTGGAAGTCGGGGAACTTCGCCCACGCATCGAGCTTGGCATAGGGGAAGGACGTATCGAAATTGGTCTGGTAGCAGGTGTAGGGCTGCGCATCCATCTCGCCCATGTAGCGCGGCATACGTTTCTTGTTCGCGCTGGTCTTGGTGCGACTGGCCACCGGCCCAGCGATACCCAGATGCAGTTTTTCGCCGGTCTTCTCGGTCACCGGGTGGATGTTGACCATCTTCAGGTAATCGCTCGATTCCTGGATGCGGTTTTCCATCGTCTGCTGGACAGACGGCTGCACATCGAATTTCTCGGATGCGCTGGTCACGCCATTGAGCTTGGCCACCTGGGTGGAGAGGGCATGGAACTTGACGCGGGTTTCGTTCTTCATGAGTGTCCTTGAGATGAGCAGGAGAGGCGTGACGCGCGTGGCTTAAAACGCGGTGAGCGTGTCGTCGGTGCCGGTGGCTTGCGGACGCGTGGCGGTCGGGGCGGGCGTGTCGTTGAACAACTGCTCCAGCGAGGCCAGGCGCGTGGTCACATCCGTGAGCTGTTGGCGGTTGGCCTTGACCTCGGTGTCCACCTGCTCGAACTGGCGCGCGGTCTGGGCGCTTTGTGCCTCGCCGTGTTCGGCAACTTCTTCCAACGCAGATTCGATATCGGCGAAGCGGCGGTTGTCGTTGGCGTCCTTGCGGGTAAAGAGTTTGCGCACACGCTCCAAAACGCTTGGTGCGTCGCTGTCATCGGCGAATTCGATCAGCGTTTCCGCCGCCGCCGAGAAATGGTTGTCCGGGTGAAGCTTGCGTGCGGCTAGCGGATTCGCATTCGGGTTGGAGGCGGCAAATTGCAGCATTTCGGTGCCGA